CCTTGTTGCATTTGCTGCATGGCTTCCATCTGAGCATCCATTTCAGCATTGCGGGCGTTAATCTCTTTCGATTTCTCGATAAGCTCGTCCATTTCCTCTTGATTGACGACATTACCGTTTGATAGTCGATACAGTGTGTCTTTCTCATATTTGCGTACATAATGGTCAATGATAGTGATTGACTCATCATCAGCCCACATAAACGGATTGCCGGTTTCGTCAGGGTTGCACAGCAAGGGCTATTTCTTCCTTGCTAGCCGTGGGGCTCATAGTCTTTGATATTTTTTCTTCTAACTCTTTGCCGTATATCTCGCGAAATTTAGGCCGAGTCATGCGGGTTATGTAACCGCAGTGCATACCGTCAGTTTTGTTGGGCTCTTCTGAACCTAAATCAAAATAGGCGCGTGTTGCGTCTTTGAAGTGACCATAGCAAATATCAAGGTCAAATGAGCGTTGATGGGTATAATCAGTTCCAATATAGAAAGCGCTATAGCCTCCTATGGCTGCTTGACCTGCTGCAACCTGGTAGGTAATAGTTGCATCGGTTGAGAACATGATGTCTTTTACTATGAGCTCTCGCAAATGGGCTGTACGCTCATCGCAGCTTGTCATTGGCACGACTTGCAATTGAGGCGTGTTTTGCTGCTGCTCACCCAATAAACTATTAGCCATTGTGGCAAGCTTATTGGCTGAAAGAGGCACTTTACGGTAGGTTTTAATCATGTCGTCTTCTTCTTCTTGGGTCCATTGTTCGCCCAGAATGAAGGTATGCATTTCGTGATATAAATCTATGTTGTACTTGAAGTATTCGCGCCATTTTTCGCAGGCTAATTGCGCTTTGCGCGCTATTTTTTCGTTTTTGCGTGCCATCTAACAATCCTTGTTAATTTTTTGTATTAGATTAACATACCTGCCGCTTCATCAGATATACGCCTTGGTGTGTAATCACTTTCACCTGCATATTGTCCGTAAGCGAATGTAAGCATGAGTGCATCGGCCATATTTGGGCTACTCATCCCTCGTTTTTTAGCATCATCTTTGCTTTCAATCTGCAATCTACCTGTCCGATAATGAAATCCTAGGCCACATAATTCTTTTTGTAATTCAGGGTTATCAGGTATGCTAACGGGCATATCCTGTAAGAACCATTCGCGCATTTCATGCCATAGTTCTGCTCTTAGATTGTAAAATTTGTCTTTATCATTTGCAGCGCGCGCTACATTTATTCCTACAACTGAGTTATAGCCCATTTCTATCAGTCTATCAACAACGCCCGCACCAACGCCGATGCAATCGACAAATGTTTTTGTTGGCCTATCTCTGTCAATTATATTTTTAAGATAATGTGCAAGTTCTGTTGTTGTTGAAAAATTCTTTTCTTCTATTTTATTGACAACTCGACCTCTTCTCCAGCAAATCCCTGTCTTATCGCTACCACCTCGGTTTGGGTCTACTCCTAAAATTAGATTTGATTCGCTGTCGAAGTTTTGTTTGCGTGCTATTTGTACAGGTTCAATTGTGATAAATGTATCTGTGATAGAGTTTATGAACGCCTCTTCGTCGGTAAATGGATACTCCTGCCTAAAACCTTTACATTTTTGTTCATAGTCACCATCAAAATCTTGGAGCTTAAATCGTCTCCAAGCCAAGTGTTTTGGTGTTAAGCCATCCTTATTATATAATGCTAATAAGTCTGACTCTTCACTGGTCAAGCTAAAATTAGTCGCATCGCGTGTATATTCATCTTGCCAATACCAAGGGACGAATATGTTAATCGCATCGGATTTGCCCTCTTTTGCGTCTTGCCAGTCAATGTAAAATGCATTATTAATCCCATTTGCTGTTGATTCTTTAATCTTTTCTGTTCCTGCAATATCAGCTACTGTTTGTTCTATGCCGCGTTTGATTTCAACATGAGAATCATAGAAAGCATATTCTGAAAGATGTAGTAATTGGTTAGTCATAGACCGACCAATTTCTTTTGAGCCAGCCGTGCCTACTCGATAACCACTGTTTAGTCTATTAAATAGCAGTTGGTTTTCATTATCTTTGTCAGGTTTTGGGGCAAGTCCATCAGGTAAATTGTTATTATAGCGTTTAGTCATTGCAAAAAGAGAGCGTGTTGCGTCACCCATGTGCGTTAAGATAAAAGCTTGTGTGCCTTGAATGGTTAGAACTTTGTGAAAAAAGCGTGCTGATATATACGTTGAAATTCCCTGCTGCCTGCCTTTTAGTATGTTTGCACGAACATAACCCAGTGTGGATAATTGTTTTTCAAGTTCTTGATGGATGTATTTTTGAGCGCGATTAAACGTAAAAGGGATTAGCTGTCCTGATTTGTTAGATATTTGGAAAAATGATGGGGCGAATTCTTGTAAATTATAAATGTCCATCTTTTTGCTCTTCTAGGCAATGCTCACATTTATATATTATTGTAGTATAGTTATCAGTCTTTATTATTAACTTAACCCAGGAGTGATTAAAACATACATGAAATGTATTTTTATACAATATTGGATTGTGATATCTCATTCGAATATTTCCCAATCATCTGCCATTATTGCCCAGGTGGGTATTCCCCATGACCATCTATTAGGCATATAAGTTCCATCTTTTTGCATTTTTATTATTACTGATGACATGGTAATGCCTATTTCAGGATTCCCAGATTTTCCGCATATCCAATACGTACCATCTTCTTTATCAGATTGCATCCTGGCTTTTTTGCCTAGTCTCATTTGTGGAAGTACATCTTCAAAGTTCATATATATATTCATCACTATCTACGTTGGGGCTGTAATTTTCCTGTGTAAAACAAGATAAAAATATTTCGTCTATTTTATCTTCATACTTCTCAGCAAACATCTTGAAATATGCATCATTGAATTCAGTCAATCTATTAATTATTGGTTTATCCATATTTTATCCTAGATAAAGCCCTCACGATTTGAGCATCAAAAATGGAGTAATTGAGAGGCTTGCAGGGCTTATTTGTTTACAGTGATTTCACCGTTTAATATCTTTTCGAGCACAGAGATATCGGCGCTCTTTTCTTCTTTTTCATTGTTCCCAAATTGCTTTGGAAGTAATTTACATGCCTTCCATTTTATTGTATCAATTTTTACTCTAAGCATGTGAACATCGACACGCTCATTACCCAATTCATCTACATAATGGTGCGATTCATTCATTAATTCTTGCATGACATCCACATCAACTTGAGCCTGTTCTTGTTTGGCGATAGTGTATTTGTCGCGGAAATCTGGGTATTTTCTGAGCCAAATGAATATATTTGATCTATGCGGCCAATTAGGGTTATCTTCGCATAATTTTGCTAAACCGTATTGACACGATGCAATAGCGTCACAAATTTCATCAGCGAGTGCAGGCGTGTATTTTGTCGGTCTTCCTAATTTTGTCATTTTATGACTCATCATTTAATAAGTTATTTTGCATTTCTATAAACTTTAATTGCAATACATCCACCTTAGACGATAAATGCGATAGAAACGCATCATTTGCATTCATTCTGACTTCAAGATATCGTTTAAGATAATCGGCTTTTAAATCACTTACATCTTCTATTACTTTGTCAGTAATACTATTAAACTTAGAATTAATGGCTTTCGAGATTAATTCGTTAAGTTCAGATGAATCACATACTTGCTGCTCTTTTCTATCCGATACTTTACGAAAAAATCTCTTGATTATAGTAAACAATTATTAAGGCCCTTCTTGCGCATTACGCTTTTCGCCTTCTAAACCACCGCCAGCCTCTCCAGGCTCGCAATATTTAGGCTGCATTTTGCATTGTTCATTAACTAATTTACCGTACATTGAAGGTACGCCATTATAGTGATTATATTCTCTTTCTTCTGTGTAATCTTTAACTTCATTATCCATAATAATCCCCGTCCTGTGTGCTTTAATATAACAATAGCACAAAAATACTTATACACAAAATCTGTTGATAAGATTGTTAATAAATATTTAATATAAATACTTGCACTATAGTTCATCTTGTTGTACTATTTACTCATACAAACAAACAAGGAAATGAAAATGAACAAAGAAGAATACATCGACCATGAGTTAAGAATACGAATGCTAGAACATCTTAGCCGACAAATGAATCAAAAACTTAATGCGCTTATAACCATCGCAATTACTGGGTTTATATTACCACTTTTATTGAAGCATTTTGGGATATAGAAAATGGCTACTTTAATTAATAATGAGAAAATGTACACAAAAGAACAAATGGATATCGAAATATTAAAAAGTAACCATACACACTTATTTCGTACATTAGAACGTATAGAATCTCATCAAAAATGGATTCTTGGGGTAGTAAGCTCAGGTTTTCTGGGTTTGCTTGGATTAATAGCCCACGGGTTTAAGTGGATAGGTTGATTTATGAAATCCTACACAATACATACACATAAAAC